GCCGTTTCGGGCAACTGGGAAGTGGAAATACTGGATTCGTTCGAGGATGGTTGTGTCGTTGAAAAACACACACCTTTGGTATTCTTTTCTTCAATGTAAGCGCAGCGCTGAGACATTGAGTGAGCATATGATCTTTTTGACGTACGTCAAGCATCGTATCGCTATGGAGAAACCTGATCCTATCAAGATGGAAACACTTGATCGTGTCATGGGCCAGTTACAACCGTTTTTACGGGAACTTCGTCAGAAACTCATGAAGATTTACGATATCAATGTATCTACTTGGGATGAGTCTGACGACTGCATGGAAGCTAAACATACTGCGTCAATCAGAGCAGCCTATGAAGCTTCGCGGGCCAAAGGTGGTCAGTTGGGAGCGTTATTGAGCCTCCTCAACTCGGATCTACTGAATGGACAAGCAGTGACCCAACGGGAAGAATTCGCCACTCCCCAAGTGGACACAACGGAAATCTTACCCGTGTGCGCTGACGGTGTTGTCAGACCATTCGCCTTTTCTACAGTCTCTCGGTTTCCGGCCGGAGAGGCAGAATGGGCGGATGCAGTTGTAGCACAGGCTGACCAAAACCTGGCACAAGGTAGCCTCAAGGCTACGATCCAAGCCGTATTGGAACCACTCAAGGTGAGGGTTATCAGTAAAGGAAACGCAGCGCCGTATTACCTGGCGAAAGAGTTTCAGAAGAAGCTTCATGGCATTATGCGTGAATACCCCTTCTTCCGGCTGATTGGACGTAAGCTATGTACGACGGACCTTTTCGACCTGCGGGCGAATAAGGTGTTCGGTGGCTCGGGGCCATTTGGATTCGCTTCTATTGATTTCGAAGCGGCGACAGACAATCTGTCGGCTGCCTTATCAAAGGCGATTCTGGATGAGCTTACATTGGATTTTCCAGATTGGTGGAGAGACCTGTTCCTGAAGTGTCTCGCTCCCCATTATTGTGAGTATCCGATGACCGAAGACGGAAAAATTGAGTCTGTTCAACAACAGAATGGCCAGCTTATGGGCTCCATTGTCTCATTCCTCATTCTCTGTCTTGCCAATGCGGGTGTCACGCTTGCTGCTACAGCGGAAACGGACCCCATGGATTGGTACTCTCGACTTAAGGGGGTACTGATCAATGGTGACGATAATGGATTCGTCTGCAGGAGATCGGTCTATGACACGTTCGCCCGGTGGGCTGGTGCGTGTGGGCTGAAGATGAGTGTCGGGAAGGCCTATTGGCATCCTAAGATATTTAACATCAATTCGCAGTGTTTCCATTTCGATCTTGTGGATCATCAAGCAACACCAAAAGTTGTTCCATACCTTAACTCAGGGCTGTTCTTCGGCCAGGGGAAGGTTCTTGGGAAGACCGACGACGACGACAAGGGTCGAGAGATGTCATCAGTGGTGAACGAGGTTCTCGCTGGATCACTCCCCGGTCGTCAGTGTGGGCTGCTTAAGCAGTACCTCCACAGGCATTCTGACGCCATAGCACTTGAGTGTGCTGGTCGGAATTTGTTCATTCCTATTTCCCTAGGTGGGATGGGTGCGGACATGCCCGTTGGTTGGGTCACCAAGGTGGACTTGCGACAGCAAGTTTATGCGGCCGGTATCATGTCAGGGAATCCAAACCTGCATCTTGGTATCGGACCACACTTTGGCTCGACTGTTCCGGAACGGTCGCCTCCCAAGGCGGCTCCCTGGCTTGCTCCTATCAAGGAGAAGTCCGTGTCCTGTGCGCCTCAAATGCGTAAGGACAAGAAGGTTCTTGGCAACTTTTTGGTCAAGATTGGCGGACAGATTCTTTCTGTCAGACCATTGGCCGCGCGCAAGTGCTTCCAGCCTGCTTTCACGACCTCAGAGAGACGTATGCATACTCGGGCTCCGGATTTTAAAATCTCGGAGGTTGAGGAGCTATTCGCTCTGTACGTGATTGATCGGTTGGCTGGTACTGCCCTCTTGGAAGATGTAGCGCTCATAGCAGCCAGACATCTCCGCCCGTTGGTGGTTCACCATCGGGATCGTGATATGACAATCGACGAAAACCTTAGCCCTTGGGGTAAGTGTGCTCGTAGTTTGGAACTCGACATAGAGATGGATCACGAATTGGACAGTCTCCTTCAGGCTATCTCATGGATTGAAAGCTGAGGGGGGGCACCAGTCTTGAATGACTACTGGTCTAGTAGTAACAGACTCTAAAGAGAACGGTGAGTCCGACGATCAATCCTCACACCCTTATCAGGTTCAAACGATTTAAATTCCCAAAACGATAAACCATGGATCGTACCAAGACTGCCGCCGGTCGGTAGTTGGATGTGTCTACAGACGGCACGGGAAGCCTTAGCACTCGGCAACGAAGAGGGGATGGAATTCCCTGCTTTAGGACAGATAAGCGAGTCCCTCCGTTGTGTGAGGCTAGTGGAGCCTCAAAGCTCTGCTATCACTGGTACGTTTGAACGAACCGTCGCGGGAATGCAACCCGGGCCTGATAATAAATGCAGAACAACAGACCAAAACGTGGAGCGTCACGAAAGAACGCGGGACCAGCCAAGAGGGCCGTCCAAACCCAG